CTGTATTTTTAGACAGTTCTGCTACCATTGAGGAAATCCAAAAGGCACACCATGTGATACAGGGCGTGGCTTGGATTGAGAGGTACATCGTTTCGGTGCTAGACGCTGAAAAGGTGTACGACAAAAAGCAAATGTAACGGAGACACTGTACCGTGGAAACGACAGAATCCAATACTGGGCCGATGGATATAGAGTCGGCGGTTGACCTAATGGTTCAGCCAGAAGAAACAACTGAAGAAGTCGAGGAAATCGCAGAGGCTGAGGAGGAGCAACCCACTAGGGACTCTTACGATGACGCGGATGACGATGATGAAGATGCTGAGGTTGAAAATGTCGATGAATCTGAAGTCGAGGAGACTGATGATGAAGACGATGAATACGAAGACGCAGAAGAAGACGATGAGTCTGTAGACCCTGACGAGCGGCTCCATACCGTAAAGGTAGACGGAGAGGAAATTCAGGTAACCGAATCAGAACTCAAGCGTAGTTACAGCGGACAAGCATTCATTCAGAAAGGGATGCAACAGGCGGCAGAGGTAAGGAAACAAGCCGAGGAAGCCTATTACGCCCTTATGCGCGAACGCGAAGGTGTTCAGCAATTGGTACAACAAGCGCAGTCAGGAATGAACCTGATTCCGCCTGTAGAGCCAGATAGCTCGCAATTTGACAGTGACCCGATTGGGTACATGGAAGCAAAAATCCATTACGACAATCAGGTCAAAGAGTACAACGCGAATGCGACGAAGTTTCAGGAAGTCATCAATCGACAGTCTGAGGCAGAACAAGTCGCACGAGCAGAGTACGCTAGGCAAGAGGCAGGCAAACTGGTTGAACTCATCCCTGAACTGGCTGACGCGGGTAAAGCAAGCAAGTTCAAGGAAAACTTGGTAAAGACGGCAACTGAGGCATACGGGTACACTCCAGAGGAGATCGCGGCCATCAGTTCACACAGGGACTTCTTAGTCTTGCGTGATGCCATGAAATATCGAGAGATGATGGCAGGCAAGGCAACGGTACAGAAGAAGGTGAACAAAGCACCTCCTATCAAGGCCGGAGCCAAGAAAGTGCGTACCAATGGTGATCAGGGTCGCAAGGCGCGTGAAAAACTGAAAAGGTCAGGTAGCATCGAAGATGCACTGGCATTGATCGTTCAAAACTAAACTTGAGGTAAATTACCATGGCACAGCCAACCAACACTTTTGACAGCTATGATGCTGTCGGTATCCGCGAAGACCTTTCCGATATCATCACTAACATCTCACCAGAAAGCACTCCGCTGTACTCTGCGTGCAAAAAAACTAAGGCAACCAATACCTTACATGAATGGCAAACGGACTCGTTACGTTCATCTGCCGCGAATGCCCATATCGAAGGGGACGCGACAACTGCTGAATCTCGCAGTGCGACAACTCGCCTGAACAACCGGACTCAAATATTCAAGAACGCAGTTACTGTTCCTGATACAGATGAAGGTCTCGACAAGGCAGGACGAGCAAAAGAAATTGGATACCAAACATTGAAGGTAGCCAAAGAGCAAAAATTGGACATTGAAAAGGCATTGTTCGATAACAACGCGAAAGTTGCGGGTAACTCTACAACTGCGCGTGAGCTTGCAGGTTTAGGTGCGTGGGTTGCCACAAACACTGACTTCGGTGCGAACGAAGGCGCTGATCCTACTGGTGACGGCTCTGACGCTCGTACTGACGAGACTACTACTTTGGTAGCATTCTCACAGGCTCGCTTTGACTCGGTGATGCAGTCAATCTGGACTGAAGGTGGACAGCCTAACTCTGTATACCTCTCACCATTCCAGATGAATAAGGCGCTAGCGTTTGATGGTAACAACAATCAGCGTTCGCAAATCTCAGCAGAAGCAGGCAAGGTCTCTAACTACATGGCGGTCTATTTGACTCCTTGGGGTGAAGTGACTTTCGTACCTTCTCGTGAGAACCGTTCGCGTGACGTTTACATCCTTCAGGATGACATGTGGGAAGTTGCAGTATTGCGTCCTACTAAGAACGTAGCGTTGGCAAAAACAGGCGATAACACAACTCGTCAGGTAACCACTGAATTGACACTGGTATGCCGCAACGAGGCCGCTTCAGGTGGTGTGTTCGACTGCACAGTTTCTTAATAGAAACGACTAAGGGAGGGGCTACGGCCCCTTCCTGCTTACTGGAGATGAACATGGCAAAATGTTTAGTGACATCAACTACGGTTCGCATTGCAGGCGTTAAGCATCGCCGTGGCGACATCGTTGAGGTAGCAAACCCTGATGAGTTTGGTACGCGCCTGATGGTTGTTCCTGAGCCAAAGGTTGAGGAAAAGCCAAAGCCAGTTCGCAAACCGCGAGCGAAAAAGGCGGAATGATATGCAGATTGGCGAGCAATGGTTTTTTGATGAGCAGGAACAGAAGTGGGTACAGAAAAAGACTCACGACTGGAATCCTGAGATGCGACTTGCAAAGCAAGTGCAAGAGACTAACGGCGGAGTAATTGGTGAAAGCAGACTTGTCGGCACTATTCCAATGGCACTCATTAACGAGTGGTGCAAGGAAGCAGGTGTCAGATTTGATGACAGCAAAGCCAAGCAAGAAGTCGTTAAGCGTAAAATACTTTCGGGCGAGTTCGACAAGTTTCGGGTCTGGAAGGGTAGATACTAAAATGGATAGGCGTACTGCGGCTTCAGCGCATCAACGTATTGATGACTTGGAAAAACAGTTAGTGAAGCATGAGGCCGTGAGTACAGAGCGGTGGACAGAGACAATTTTACGAATTAAGAGGATTGAGGCGATCATGATCGGGACAGCCGGTGCTACCATCATGCTCCTGATCACCCTACTAACTAAAACGATGTAGGTAGAGAGCCATGATTTTTGAAGCCATCGCGGCCATCAAGATAGCGAATGAGGCTATCGGGGCAATAAAGGAATTTGCGGGGCATGTTGAGTCTGTCGGAGCTATGGGCAAGGATCTGACCAAGCTCGCAGACGCGCAGGAAGAATTAGAGAAGGCGGCCAAAGACGGTGACATGGAGGCCTTTTGGGCCTTAGAGGACATTAAACGGCACAACGAAGAGGTCAAGCGTCAATTTATCTATGCCGGGCGGCCCGGACTTTGGGACGACTACTGTACTTTTATTCGCAACCGTAAGCAGATGCGGGAGAACGAGAAGAAGCGCATTGAAGCTAAGAAATTGGCTCGCAGAAAAGCCATTAAGAATGGACTGCTTATTACTGGTGTTGTGGTTGGTGTNCTCACTGCCGTGGGTGCCATCGGTTTTATGGTTTATTGGATGGTTAGTGTCAAGGGGCGGTAACTGATGGCTATTGAATATCGAGGCGAACGCTTCAGCGGGTATAACAAGCCAAAGCGGACACCAAGTCATCCGCGCAAGTCGCATGCTGTTCTGGCAAAAGAAGGCGACACAATCAAACTCATTCGTTTCGGTCAGCAGGGAGTCAGCGGTGCAGGCAAGAACCCGAAGAGCGAAAAGGACAAGGCGCGGCGCAAGTCCTATTACGCCCGCCACAACGCGCAGGGAAAGCCCACAAGCAAACTCTCTGCAAAATACTGGTCACATAAGGTTAAATGGTGAAGACGATGGCAATGTACAAAGACGCAGGCAAGAAGATGATGAAGGGAAAGGGTAGCAAGGAGTTCACTCCATGTAGCCGTTGCCCTAGCCCTAGCTCATGCATGAAAGCAGGCAAGTGCTTGGCGCAGGCTCTGTCATGAGCGCGGGCCTTTACGCGAACATTCACGCGAAGCGTAAGCGTATAAAGGAAGGCTCGAAAGAAAAGATGAGGAAGCCGGGGGCCAAGGGTGCGCCTACGGCTAAGGCATTCAAGGCGGCGGCCAAGACGGCCAAGAAGCCCAAGAAAAGGACGGCGAAGGCATGACGAAAGAACTACTGGAGAAGTACGATGCGAACGGCAACGGCGTTATCGATTCGGATGAGCTTGCTCTTATTGAACTTGAGGATCGCCGCCGTAAGATGGAGGATGCTGACGCTCAAAGAGATTCGATCAGGAAAATGGCGTGGTTCGCGCTGTTTGGCCTACTGCTGTATCCCATTGGCATTCTTATATGTGATCTTTTCGGACTTGCTACGGCGGCGGGCCTGATCGCAGATATCGCCCCAACTTACTTTGCATCGATAGCAGTCCTTGTGTCTGCGTTCTTTGGTGCAAGCGCAATCACGTCGAAGAAGGCCGAGTGATGAAGACCTGTCTCTACAGCTACACACGAGGGCTGTATCAGACAGAGTGCGGATGCAAGACTGTTGCTAGGCCCGCAAGGCGATGCGACAGGTGTGGAAGGAAACCAGAGGAGGTGGCCTATGCCGCTGACCAAGAAGGGCAAGAAGATAAAAAAACAGATGACCGCGTCATACGGAAAAAAGCGCGGTGAATCGGTTTTCTATGCGATGGAAAATTCTGGCAAGCTCAAGGGTGTAGCTAAGAAGAAAAGGGTGAAGAAAAATGCTTAATCTTTTACTTGGCCCTGCAATGGAACTGGGCAAGGAGTTCATCAAGGGCAAGGCGGACGAGAAGAAAGCCATTCAAGAGCGCAAAATTAACGCGATCCAGAATGACGCGGACTGGGAAGCCAAGATGGCTGACGCTACGAAAGACTCGTGGAAGGACGAATTCTTCTCGATCATCCTAGCGATGCCACTGATCGCTGTTGCCTACAGCGTAGCGATGGACAACCCTGAAGTGATCGAGCGATTAGATATGGCGTTCGACACACTGAACACTCTTCCCGAATGGTATCAGTACCTGCTCTTCATTGCGGTCACAAGTTCATTTGGCGTGAAGGGTGCGGACAAGATCATGAAAATGCGAGGTAAAAAATGAACATTGAACAACTGAGAAACGAATTAGAGATCGACGAGGGCGTGAAGTACGAGATTTATCTTGATCATCTGGGCCTGCCAACATGCGGTATCGGCCACTTGATTGTCGAGGGCGACGAGGAGTACGGCCAAGAAGTAGGCACACCCGTCTCAGAGGAGCGCGTAGCGGAGCTTTTCGAGCAGGACGTACAAGTCACAATAGATGAGTGCGAACGTCTCTACAGCGACTTCTCAGAGCTTCCAGACGAGGTGCAATTGATCATCGCAAACATGATGTTCAACATGGGGTTCCCACGTTTGAGCCAGTTTAAGGGCATGAGACGCGGTGTGGATGCACGAGACTGGAACTCTGCCGCAGACGAGATGGTGGACAGCAAGTGGTATCGTCAGGTCACGAATCGGGCGCAACGTCTGGTTGACCGTATGCGAGCCGTGTAACAAAAACTGTTGCACCTAGAAACATAATCTGTTGTAATCCTCCTGTTGTTTATCAATAGGAGATTGCAATGAAAAATCAAACAACGCTTATGGCCCGCGTCTGGGCTGACCTTTCGGCTATCAACGTCAACGAGCATGTGCAAAAGAAGGGCAACCTGTCCTATCTGTCATGGAGTTGGGCGTGGTCTACGCTGATGTCCAAGTATCCTGAAAGCTACTACGTCTTCCAAGACAACCGTACGGAAAACGGTACGGTCATGGTTGAGTGCGTCCTGACCATTCACGAGGGTGAAGAGGTGGCGACTCGCACAATGTGGTTGCCGGTCATGGATCATCGCAACAAGGCGATTGTTGACCCTGACACTCGTGCGATCTCAGACACTCGCATGCGCTGTCTTGTGAAGTGCTTGGCTATGTTTGGCCTTGGCTTTTACATCTACGCAGGTGAGGACATTCCGTCTGCCGAGAAGGAGGCTCTGGATCAGCCTATCGATCAGGCGCAAGCACAACGCCTCAACGAGATGCTTGATTACTCAGGCTCTGACGTAGCCAAGTTCCTGTCGTTCTACAAGATTGCATCTGTTTCCGAGTTGCCTAAGTCGCACCACGAACAGGCGTACAACATGCTCGCCAAGAAGATCGCGGACATGGAGGCCTCAGAGGCGCAGGATCATCAAGAACTAGCGGATGCGGATATCTGATGGGCAAGGGGAGCAAGCCCCGTCCAATACCGGACAGGGCTAAGTTTGAGAGTAACTGGGACAACATCTTCAAGAAGGGCGAGAAAGATGAGAGAGATAAAGCACGAACAAGGAACACCGGAGTGGCTGAAAAGCCGCCTCGGATGCCCTAGTGGTTCAGGGTTCGACAAGCTCATTACTGCGACAGGCAAACCGTCTACGCAGGCAGAGAGCTACATCAACCAATTAATCGCAGAGATAATCACGGGCGAAACAACTTATGTTCATGTCAACGATGCAATGCAACGCGGAACCGAGCTAGAGCCTATCGCGCGGGAGTTCTACGAATTAGCATCAGGAAACAGTGTAAACGAAACTGGTTTCTGCAAGCATGATACTCTAGAGTGTGGCGTGTCACCGGATGGTTTGATAGAAGGCGGTGAAGGCGGATTGGAAATCAAATGCCCCACACCGTCATGGCATGTGTCCTACCTACGGGCAGGCAAGTTGCCAACCAAATACAAACAGCAAGTGATGGGCTGTATGTGGATCACTGAAAGGCAGTGGTGGGACTTTGTGTCGTACCACGAGTCGATGCCTGCATTGATCGTCAGAGTCGAGCGAGACGATGACTACATCGCACTACTGGCCGATGAGGTTTCAAAGGCTGTAGACACAATTCAATCTGAAGTAAATCGATTAAGGAAAATGTAATGCAATACGACAACACAAACCGAGGCGCACTGTGGAAGAACACCGAGATGCGTCCAGACAAGCGTGACCCTCACTTCCAAGGCACGATCAATATCGACGGCAAGGAATATCAGCTATCGGCGTGGAAGCCTGACCCTGACAAGGTTGGCCCTAAGACTCCGGTGCTTTCGATATCGGTGCGTGAGAAGGCTCCTGCACAGCCTCAGAATGTCGAGCAGGCGGCCCCACAAGCAACGGCTCAAGATATCAATGACGAGATACCTTGGTAGAAAAAAAGACCCGTCATTACGGCGGGTCAAAGGGGGTTATTGAGGGAGCATCTCTACTTGATGCCCCTTCATCTTATCATTAGGAGCGCAGAACGATGCAAATTAACGCAGGGCAATGTATTAAACGCGCCCAATCACTAAAAGGAATATCGGTTCAGCAGATGGCGGATGACTACGGCATACACCGTCAGCAGGTCACGAGATGGCGAGCGCAAAACGACATGCATCTGGGTAAGTTGTTGAATTTTGCCGAATACTTTGAGATGAATTTTTTTGAATTTTTGAAATTAGGGGAGCAAACCAATGGCTAGCAAAAAGCGTTGGACTAACATGGAACTACTGACACTTGGTGACCTGTACCGGGACGGCCTGACTTACAACCAGATCGCTTGCAAGATGGGGCGCACAAAGCAGGGGGTTGCGAATGCTTTGCACAATTATCGCGATGTGATCAACGTGGAGTATCGGCACAACGCTGACCAGTACGAAACCAGAATGCCTGACCCAAGCCCAAGGCCAGAAATCAAGAAGCCATGGTGGAAGTTCTGGGCATGAGTGACTCACTCAAGCAGACGGTAACGTCAGAGCAGGCCGCACAGCAAGCGTACCGNGACATCGTGCAAATGATGGAAGGGCATGGCTACTGTGTGGTCACCATCAGGGCGGGTGGCCGGTCATTAGAGCAAAACGCGCTGTACTGGATTTGGATGCAAGAGATCGCGGACGCTGTGAATAAGCGGAACCATAGCGACTACAACAGGGAAGAGATACACACCAAGTTCAAGCACATGTTCTTGGGCTACGGCGAGCCTCGCAAGATCGGGAGTACCACGATACAGCCACAGCTACGCAGTACCGGCAAGTTGACCAAGGGCGAGATGTTCTACTACATGCAACAGGTAGAGCACTGGGCTATCGACTGTGGGCTTGCTCTCAGTCACCCAGAAGACAACGAGTACTACCGCACAAAGAGGAAGCATGAAAGCGGCGAACAGACGTTGTAA